TCTACGACCATCAGGAGATCTTAATAACTCATCAATAACTTGTCCATATTGATTATGATACTTATCAGATAAGATTAAGAATCCATAATTAGAATTGATTTCACCATACTTATTTGCAGAATACTGCCAAGCTTGTGGTGGTTCACGATCTTCACCATAGATGTCATTAATATTAGTAGACATAGAATCATACCAATCTAATTCTTTTTGTACATACTCTTCATTGACTGTACCAAAGATAGCAGGTTCATCTGCAATAAATGATGCACCAATTAATTCAATTGTTTTAGCACCAGTTTTATCTACTGTAAAGTTTTCTGCTGCCAATTCACTTTTAAAGTATTCTCTAATATCACTTACATTCATAATTAACTCTTTATTAAATTTATTTCTTTTACTCTTTGTCTCAATCCACTAGAACTAAATCTATGATCTCGTTTATTAAAATAAAGAGTAATATTTCTTTTCTTACATATATCTCTACCAGTAAAATCTTGGTTTCGATACTCTTCACCTAGAATACGTACTTGAATATCACGCATTTCTAAAATATCTTCTAAGTCTTGTTCTGTTAAATATGGAATAATCTCATCTACATATTTAACTGCTTCAAGTTGTGTATAACGTTCAACAATAGTTTGAACTGGTTTGTTCTTAGTCTTTCTATCTATACTTGGATCTATTTGTAATGCAGCAATCAAATAATCACATTGTGACTTTGCTTCTCTAAGCATCTCAATATGACCAGCATGTAATAAATCAAATGTTGATGCAGTAATTCCTATCTTCATTTCATATCCCTTCTACCATCAAAAACACAAACGAAATAACATCCATTATTTCCAGCATGAACTCTATGGAATACTCCATCTTCAATAAGAACTACATCACCAGGACCTACTTCAATTCTATCATCATCTAGTTCCATAATACCTGAACCACTTACAAAGAAATAAACTTCTTCCTGACCTTTGTGGTTATGTCCTGTTGTTGATTTATTAGGTCGTAATTGTGTAGAACTTAATACAAGATTCTTTAATGTATTATTATCTCTGACAATATATCTGTCATCCATCTTGGTGATCTCGCCACCAATGTCATTCATTAAGTATCGCATGGTTTATATCTGTCATCCATTTGAGGATTTTCTATTGTTTGCACCATAAGAAACATTAATTGGCACATTGCATGAGCAAGATGTCGTTTGCCAGATTCTGGATCGATGTCTTCGCCACGCCAATAAGCATTTAGGTGTCGTTGTAAAGATGCATAAGTACGTGAATGAGTAGTCTTGTGACCATCATATCGCCAGTTATGTGCACCGTATTTGTCCACACCGAATTGCATAACTACGCATGCTTCTTCGAGAACTTCGGGTGGGATTAAAGATAAGTTAGGTTTGTCGTTGTCGTATTTCATAATATAATATTATAACATGTTTTGGTCGGATTGTACATATTTATTTCCATTCCATTTATAAAAAGAATGAAACCAATATTCTTTCTTGTCTCTTTCAAAAATCATAATCTCATCTGATACATCATCACCATACCAGCTTTTCTTTTTAGACATATCTTTTAGGATATTAGGAATCTTGGTTACATTAGCAATAGTCTTGATCTCTCTTGAAATTCCATCTGGACTAATCACATCACGAAATTCAAATGTATCTTCTGTATAATTATGTTCTGTAATTAAATAAAACTCAGCTGCTAAACCAAGCTTTGTATGAAATTCAATAAGTTCATCGCTTCTTCCATTGCGTCTTGATTCAGACATCTCATGAATCAAACGATCTAATGTAGGTTTACAATAAACATCAAATCCAGAAGGATCTAAATCATCAAAGTGAAATTTCATATTATCCATTTTTATATACGTATTCAAGTGCACGATCTGCTTCTTTATCCATTGGTCTATTCTTATACCAATTACCTGTGTCAAGATCGAATTGACGGCATAACTGAGATATTTCATCTGCAGTGATAGGATACTTTTTACTAATTGCATTACCAGCAACAGCAACCATTATTTGATACATCTTATGATACCAACCTGTATTATTAATAGTTTGATATTCAGCTGCAAGAGACTTAGGCCAGAATGGACAATCAACATAAGAGGTCCATTCAAAGTTTTCTGTTAATTGAGCTTTACGATGTTCAATGATTTGCTTTTGCATTGCTTCCGGAAGTCTATCAAAGAAGTTATTCAATGAAGCTTTTTCCGGCATTGGATGTTTAAAGATTAACTCATCTGGGTCCACAAAAGCCCCGTCACGATAGCTGAAAATAAAGTTATCAGCATTATCATATGTCGCTGGGATGTAATACATTCTTGATAGATCCTTAGTCTGTCTGTCTCCGAGATCTCCGAGTTCAGTCTGGAGAGCATACCAGAATCTTTTGATTCGATCGCTTCTAATATGTCGTGTAAGAGGAAAGACAAGGCGGAACTTCGGAGCACTAGGGGTACTGCTTGCAGTAGAATAGCAAATAAAACGATAATTGGGAAAGCGTCGTAGTAGTTCATCTTTGAGATCTCCGGTAAATTCAAAATCATCAACATCGACCGCAGCCCATCCAGCCCAATCAGTTACGTTGTCATTTTTTCTTGTTGTATTAGGTTTATATATCGCAGGTGACATCAACTCTGCAGACTTTTTATCTTTTTTAGGTAAATCAGCAAGCTTATACAAGAAAGCTTCGAATGCATCGAAGTCTTTCAAGTCTATACGTTTATCAGTCTTATTATCGAATACTGATTTAAAAAGCGTCAGGGAGATGTCCGGTATTGTCATTATGTGTAGGTGCTGTCCATCCTTCAGGTTTCATTAAGTCAGGTAATCCAAGTGGATTAGGTCGTTCAGGTTTAATACCACGTTGTTTTGACATATTAGCTTCATGCACACGATTCCATGCAACTTGTGAATCAACACCAAATGCATCTAGAGTACCAAGAGCTACAACGCAAATATCAATTAAACCATCTACAATTTCATCACAATCACCAATAGCAATTGCACGTTTAGTTTCATCAAATTCTTCTTGAATAAAATTCATACGGAACTCAATAAACTTTTGTAGTTTCTCTTTATCATTAAGATTTTGTTCAATCCAGTCATGCACACCAAATTTGTCATGCATGGCTTTCATATCATTAGGGAAAGTTTTATTCATATAGTACCTATTATATCATAGTTTAAGTTAAAAGTACATAGTTTATGCAAAAAATTCATCGAGACTTGCAACAGGTTCAGGAGTCCATTTAATAGAATCTAGAATCAGTTTCAGTGGTTCAACAAATGTTTTGTTAAACTGCTTTTCGTAATCTATGTACTTATTTAGTTGTAATTCAGACGGCAATACATCTGGAAAAGCAATTACATTCTCTTGAATTGGGTTTGGCATTTTTAAATAACAGAATTTAATACGATCACCATTTGATACCAATTCATATTTCTTTGTTAGTTTTGCTTGCGAAACATACTTATTATATAGTAAAGATCCACGTACATGAATAGGTGTACCTTTCTTATAAATAGAATGTCGGTCCTTCCAATTAGTCACATTTGATACACTTCTTGGGAAGGCAACTTCATGCGCAGGCAATGATTTAAATTCTTGTTTGAAGTCCGCAATAAACTTTTGTGTTTCAGCTTCTGAACCAGAGATAATAATCTTAAATATATCTTTGAATTTATTACGGCAAACTTCAGGAGTAGAAGACTTAATAGCTTCAATACCCATAATCTTAAGCTTATGTTCTTTATATTGCACACCTTCATTGTTATGCACATTTAGAATATAACGTTTCTTTGCAGTCCATATACCACGATCTGCAATTACTTCACGTCCCATTTCCATACGCGGCTTATAACAATTCATTTTATTGAATAGTTCATCATAAGCTTTTGCAAGAACTGGTTCAAAATGTTCTTTACTAATCTTGTCAAGGAATTGTACAGGATTCGGTGGATTCAGCTTCTTAACTAAAGGTCCAAAGTTAACATACAATGAATCTGTATCAATAGCAATAATATAATCTTTATCTGTTTTTAGTACATCATTCATTGCTTTATTCATAGCTTTCTCAGCCCATTGAATAGCCAATTGACCGGTTAATGTAATACCTTCAGCTAGACGCAAATCAAAATACTTGAAGTACTGATTACCCATTGCACCATAAAGAGAGTTCATAAGAATTTTAATAGCCATTTGTTGGTTATTAAGCTTATTAATTTCTTTATCTAGTTTATCTGATTTATCATTCTGAAATTGAGATTGAGTTGCAAGCATAAGATCTTTTACGATTCTACGTTCTGCATAATAATCTTCAATGATTCCAGGAATAACACCAGGAAAGTCTTTTGTATAGGTAGATCCATTGGCTGCAACAGAATATGGTGATTTAACATTATCTGATTTCAAATAGTATTCAACACCAGAAGATTCACCTTGGTTGATAATAGTTTCAGGTGACATGTTCCATTGTACAATAATATTAGGATAGAGTGAGTTTAAGTCAAATGACACAACCCAGTCGTGCGCGCCAGTCTTTGGATTCTTAACATAACCACCGGCAAATGGTTTCCATGGATTATCAGAACGATTGACAGGTGGAACTGTTTTCTCTGACATTAGTTTACGATAGATAATTGATTCCCATATTGCTGTAGTACCAAATGTATCTTGGTAATTAACACCACCTTTATAGGCAACAGTTAGGGCCAATGTAATCAAACCCATTTTATCTTCGAATCGTTCAATCAATTCTACATCTTTCATGTTATAGTCGATGTATCTTTGGAAGTCATCTTTATATAGATTCTTAAGAGAACCGGATTCTTCAAAAGATAGTTTCTTATCACCTAATACAACATAAGCAATATGATTAAGTTTATATGATTCTTGTGCGCCGTATGAATAACCGAACTTCTTGAATAGTTCTAGATAGTCAAGTTGTTCAATACCTTTAATATTGTAGGCATCTTCAGTACGACCTTGTCTTGTGATTTGTTGATACTCAACCATACCCCAAGGAGAGAATCTTTTGATTGCATCTACATTTAAGATCTTTGCAGTACGATTGATTAGATATGGTACATCAAAGAATCGTGTATTCCAACCTGTAATAACATCAGGACAACGATCTTCATTGGACCAAAAGTCAAGGAATAGTTTTAATAGACTTGCTTCATCACGACATCTACGATAGACAACCGGTTTAATCAGAGATTTTTCTTCATCAAATTCTCCATAACCCCATACGTAATAAGTGTCATCTTTACTTGACTTGTATGTAATAGAAAGAATACGTTGAGAAGCTTCGGCCGGTGTAGGGAAGCCATCTTCATATTCTGTTTCAATATCAAATGTTCCAACATTAATCCACTCACGTTTAAAGTTTATATCGTGTGGAAAACGTTGAGTAATGTATTGATGGATATAATTGGGTGTGCCATAGATGTATCGACCAGAAACATCTTTGTTCTGTTCTAGCCAGTTTCTTGCATCACGCATGCTATCCATCTGAACAGGCGCGACTACTTTACCATCAATTGATTTCCAACCTACATCACGTTTACTTTGTACGTAAAATGTTGGTTGAAATTTATTTATTTTCTTATAGATCCTTTTACCGTGTTCATCATATCCACGATAAAGAATTGAATTGCCATAACGGACTACAGATGTATAAAAACTCATAATATAATTATATCATAGTTTACTCTAAAAGTAAACAATTATTTACTAAAAAAGCCCGCACTTTGGCGGGCTCTATTCATTAGCTTAATAGAAGCTCCGGAGAACCGGTTTGGATTTTAATTTGACGAGGTTTAAGTTCCTCAGGCACAATACGTTCTAATCCAATTGCTAGAATACCATTTTGCATGGCAGCACCTTTAACTTCTACATGATCAGCAAGTTTAAATTTACGATCAAACTTACGCGCTGAAATACCCTTATGAGCATACTCACGTTCGTCTTCACCTTCTTTCTTACCAACAACTGTTACATAACCATCTTTAGCTTCTACAGTAATTTCATCTTCAGCGAAACCTGCAACAGCTAATTCAATAGCCCATTTGTCATCGTCTACTTTAATCAAGTTATGTGGTGGGTAAGTTTGTGGTGTAGAGAATTTATCAATCTCATCAAATAATCTATCAAATCCTACAAAAGACGCTGGGAACAGCGAATGAATATTGCTTATTGTCATAATGACCTCCTTATATTAAGCAAGGTTTAAAAAACGGACCCGAACCATTTCGGCATCCATATTATATATAATATTATACCATAGTTTGGTGCAAAAGTACAATATTATTTTTTGTATTTAAATATAAATTTAGAAAATATAAAACTTCTTGCAATACCAAATACCATAAAGATAAGAGCTAAAGCAATATTATCTAAAATATCTATGTGTATATCAAATAAAGGAAATACTGT